CTGCTTCGGAGTAGTTCATAAACGATCCCTCTTTCACAATGCCATGTCGTGCGAGAGCTGGCAATACTTTCGTGTTCACCTCCTGCTCGATGAATCGCTGGTCGGCCAGTACTTTTTGCCAAAGTATCTCCTGTGCTGCTTCGTCCTTCGATCGGTTGCCGTTAACGGTGTCCTGCCCGTATACTGCACCGGAAATAAGGAGTGAAATCTCATTGTTACAGAGGTTGATGAACTGTTTATATACATCTCCGTTTGTACTGACGCCCTGGGCAAACTGCAATTCCTCTTCTTTATCAATGATGAACCAAGCGGCGGCTCCCATGTCGCGCATCATGTTTTCTGCCCGTGCCATCATTCCCGAATCGTTGGTCATGGTCTTGATATAGCGTGGCGGTATGCCATATATTTCGCACAGCTCCGACCAACAGGATTGCGCAAAGCGTTTCATCAGGACGTGGGGCACGATCTTGTTTAGTAGTCCAAAATCCTGTTCGTGCATGACCAGGTTATTGAACTCCAAGATAAACGTACCATATTCCCGTAGATCGCGGTATGCTATCTTTTTAGTCTGCTCGATGTAGTCATCGTAAAAGATACCCGTCTGTGGAATAACGTTTGCCCGTGGAATTTCCAGTGTTTGTAGTTCACTCTTGACCATCTGGAGCTCCACCATTGAATAGCCATAAAAACGACTGTCGATAATGGCATCAATGATCTTACGGAATGCGGGGCTGTTGGATAGTACCTTTGTTGCCTCTTCATCTTCTTTGTCGTCTTTTGTCTTGATGACGAAGTCAGATGAAAACGTCTGGTCCTTACGGTTCTCGATCTGTGACGTGAGCAGGGCATCGATACGGATGTTATTATACAGCTGCTGTAATATCCAGTTGGTCGGTTGCTCTACGTTCTGGAACATGGCAAGTGCCCGGCGCCATGATTGGATATCCTGCCGGGTTTGGCTCACGCTCTTGAGCTTCCACGGGAGGACGGTTTTGTATGCTGGCTTTGAATTGCCTATTCTGCTATTTGTTGACATGTCTGATAAATATTATTCGTGGTGAAACTTTTTTCTTGAACCCATGCGGAAAGGCTTTGCGGTATTATCGCTGTCGTCGTTGGGGTCATCTTCAGGGAGCAATGGCAGTGTGCCGTCATTGGCTTCGCCAGTAGCAAGGTCTTTCAGGTAGTCGATACCGAACTGATATCGGGCTGCAATGACTTCATAATCTACCCCCGCGTTGTTACGTAGGATCAACCACCATAGTGCAATGACTTTAGTGATGTCGTGGATCATCGGATTACGGTCTTCGCCTGTAGCGTTGAAGATAGCATCCACATCATAGCGCAGCCGCCCATCCATCCATGCTTTTTTATGATTTGCGGTTAGTCTTGACTTTGCTTCTGTAATGGCGGTATTGATGGCCTGCTGGATGATCAGATCGTCGGCATCGGCTATACGGTTGACCTTGTTCATCCGTATGACCGTTTTGAGTTCTTCTTTTGTTAGGAATGGCATTTCTTTTAGTATTGAGATTTGAGTATTGCGTATTGAGATGTTAATATTTGCGTGATGGGCGTAGCCCCATTCTGTGTGATGTGGTTGAGCGAACTACTTTGCGGTTCTGTATGATCCATACAGCACCTTCACGACAGTCGGGACCATCCATTATTTTGCAGTCTGGTGAGACACTTAGCATCTGTGATTCCATCGTATCCATGTCCTCGGTGCCTTTTAGTTTTTCGTCGAACAGCAAATTGCCGTTTTCGTCGATAGGCTGTAATGTGCTGTCGATCCGGTCAAATTTTTCGGGTTTATTGCGCGTGTCTTTTCTGATGGGTATCTGCGTGATACAGTCCTGATCTGCCTTAAGCTTGACCTGCGGCATAATGACCTGCTCGTAGTGCGGGTCCTGTAAGGAGTTGTTTTCTACCCAAATATTAGGACTGTCTACACCGTGTCGTTTACAGAAATCGTAGGCTTCGTACAACCAGTTGACGAAGGTTTTATTGCCAACCTGTCTTAGTCTGATCCAGTAGGTGAAGTATTGGTGATTTTTGTACCCTTCGACCTGTACTGACTTATAGGACCGCTGACCTGATGATTTGCCCTGTTGCTTATCCTTATTCGAGGTAGACGGGTCAGCGTAGATCACAACCATCTCACAGGTTCGCAATAGCGGGGCTTTGGCATACTTTACCGATTTAAAGGTGGTTCCTTCTACTATCGGGTTATTGTAATACTCCCGTTGCCTTGCTGTATGGCCAATTGTGGAAAGCACCCGGTCGATCATTTCCTCCGTATTTTTATTTGGCCAAGTGCTTTTTCCGTATTTGTCGCGGATATTGATTATTTCATGGCGGTCGGCTTTCTTGGCCATTTCGGTGATGCAGCAATATTTGGCAATGATGTTACCGCAGGCAATCAGTAGTAATGGCTCAGATATTGAACGGGTTGGGATAAGAGCTGACTCAATCCATTCCACACGCTCCTTGATGATATCTTTATTTCTACAGTCTTGATCTGTATCGATATCATCGATAAGTATAATATCCGGTCTAACGGCATCGTTGCGCGTACCACGTGGCGACTGTCCGGCCCCTAATGCCCGGAAGGATGCCCCTCCCTTTGTCTTGAACTCGTGTGCTTCCCAATTTCCCAATGACTGCTGATGGCCGTAATCATTGATGATCCTGTTGTTGCTCTCTAGGTTGACTTTGTAGGGCAACAGTAAACGCATAGCGTTATCCTTGTAGTCTGACACCATTAACAGGTTTTTCTTCTTCTTTGTCAGGATCAGCTTGAGCGTTTCCATCATGGTGCGCGCGGACTTGGCCAGTTCGCGAGACCAGGAACGAACTAGGTAGTATTCGGGGTTGTTCATGACCAACTTGGTCGAACGCTTGTGGAACGGTGCCGGTTCGGAGGTGTAGAAGTTTGGAAAATAGTAGGCGAACCATGCTTCATCGTCTTTCTCCAACCGTTCTATACGCTTCTTTTTGTCCTGCGGGCTTTCATCAAGATCAATCGGCGTTGCTTTACTGATATTCTCCCGGAACTTATTCCAGTCTTCTAAATATTTTTTGTCCGTGATGCTTGCCATACTACTTGATCAAGGTTTGGATTAGGAGGTCACAATAGGTCGTTACGCGCTTAGCGAGTTCAAGGTCTTCCTGCTGGATGAGATTGATTAGTTTTTTTGATACTTCGACCGTCTCACCGACAGAAGTCTCTACCTCTAGCCGTTCAATAGCTCCGGTTAGCTTGATGATTACATCTGCTTCTTTGCTGTTTGCTACTTTACTCTCCCTATTGGCAATCTCATTATTGAGGTGCTCCAACTGGTCATAAAGGAGTGAGATTTGGTTTTGCTTGGTTGTGATGAGCGAACGTTTTAAGTTTTTCCACCCTCCGTCATTGATCCATCTACCGAGTGTCTTTTCCGTAACGCCCACACGCTCCGCAATAACCTTTTGATGTAGGTTTTCGGAGATGTACAGTGTTTTGGCGTATTCCTTCGCCTGTGCTTTTGTAAGTGCCATAATACCCTTGTTTATGGCGTCAAAAATCCCTTGAAACTATCCGAAAATGAATTAGTTGTGCAATCCTTGCGCACTTAATTTATAGGGTGCCGGCGGTTTGGTTGTTTTGCTTCATCAAAACGAAACGAGTGAGTAAAAAGATGGCAAAAACATTTGTACTGAACGACGAAAAAAAGGTCAACTCTTATGGCTTCAAGGTATTGAACGACGGTATCAATCTAGAGAGGTTTAAAGCTAATCCGGTAATGTTAACCAACCATTGGAACAGTACGGACAATGTGATCGGCCGGTGGGAGAACGTCCGCATAGAAGGTAGCCAGCTTTTGGCTGATGCCGTTTTCGACGAGAACGATGAAGATGCTAAAAAGATTGCATCCAAAGTGGAAGGCGGTTTTCTGAAAGGCTGCTCGATGGGCATCCGATACTCATACGAGTTCATGGAGGAAAAGCCGGATGGATCGTATGTACTAAACCAGTCCGAACTATTTGAAGCATCCATAGTGGCTGTTCCATCTAATGCTAATGCAGTTAAGCTGTATTCCGCCAGTGGTGAACTACTGGATGAGGAACAGATCACGCTATCACTCGCTGAATTCAAGCAAACAAATCCCGAAAAATCAAATACAACTATGTCAAAAATTCTATTAGCAACAGCCACGATCGGAATCTTAGGATCGTTCGGGCTGAAAGATGCAGAGTCTCCTTCAGAAGTGGATAATGCAGTAGCAAAGCTTAAGGCTGCGCTTGATGCTGAAACGGCTGCGCACGGACTGGAAAAAGCACAACGTGAAGCCTTGGAAGCGAAAATCAAGGAAGGTGAAAAAGTACAGCTGAATGCTTTACTGGATCAGGCGGTAACCGATGGACAAATCTTAGCTGACCAGAAAGAGACGTTCGCGGCTCTTGGCTATGAGCAGGCCAAGAAGATCATCAACGGTTTGCCGAAGAAAGTGTCATTGGGTGCACAGGTGGGTAACACTGGCGGCGCGGCTATCAGTGGAACTGACCCAAAAACTATTGACGAATTCGAAAAATTATCGGACGAGGCCAAGCTTGCTTTTAAGGATAGCAATCCTGAAGGGTTTAGAAAGCTGTTCGCGAAGTAATCTATTGTAAACTATTAACAGAAAAATAAAATGGCAGGAAATTTTCCAGAGTTATGGGAAGCTCGTGTGGAGCAGACCGTATCGACAAACACGCAGGCTCCTTGGTTGGAGGGTATCCCAGAGCTTGCGGGTTCGATGACTATTGTGGGTGAAGGCTCCATCACGGAGAAATGTATCATCCATATTGCAGCGACAGATTTTGAACCGGACGTATTGATCAACAATACCACGTATCCGTTGGATGTGCAGGAATATGAAGATGATACGCTTCAGTTCACTTTAGATAAGTATCAGCCTAAAGTAGTGACGCTGTCGGATGATCAGGCGATGGGTGCATCGTACTCCAAAATCGATGCCGCTACTACAGGTATCACGAATGCGATCTTGAAAAAGAAATACGGCAAGGCTGCGCACTCTTTGGCACCTAATAGCCACACGGTCAAAACGCCGGTATTGGTAACAACAGGTGAAACGGTGAATGGTCGTAAGCGATTGACTTATGATGACTTGGTGACGTTTCGCAGAGCTTTGGTTGGCGAGGATGGCGATACTACAGGATTGCGCATTGTACTGTGCCCGGATCATGAGACTGATATCCTGTTGGATCGTAAGAACTTCGGTGATAAACTCGTGAACTACAATACGGGTGATCCGGCACCGGTTATTGCCGGCTTAGAAATCTATACGTATGGAAATAATCCATACTATACAGTGGCTACCAAGACTAAGAAGGCTTATGGTTCTGCGCCGGATAGCGGGGATGTGCGAGGTTCGTTTGCCTTTAAGGTTTCGGCCTGCGGCAAGAAAACAGGGCCTACTAAGCAATATTATGCTCCTGCTGCGATAAACCCAAAAACACAGGCTAACGAGCTGGGTTATCGCCACTATTTTGTTGCAACTCCGAAAAAATCTCAGTTTATCGGTGCGATTATCTCTGATTTAGTGGTGACTCCTTAAGCGATAGATGATGAGCTTCTTTGAAAAGATACTGAAAACTTTTGCATACAACAGCTGGTCAGATTTGGCCAGCTCGTTGATGCCCTCGACGAAATACGAGTGGTTGACACCATGCAGTTTATCCTTTAGTTCTTTGATGGTTTTGATACAGATACTTTTTGGCTTCGATGCCTTGGCTTTTATAGCCTTGTTAGTGGTTATGTTGGCGGAACTTTCGAGTGGCATTATTGCAAGCCGCTACCGCAAGGAGCCGTTTTCGTCGATGAAGTTGTCGCGGTTCTCTTTCAAAGTGGCTTATTACTTGGTTCTGATATTCGTGACCAACAGCATGGCCAATAGCTTCAAAGCTACAGACCAGAGTCTGGCGGCGACGATATTCCACTGGATGCACATTTTCCTAACGGTGCAGATCGTACTGGAGAATGTGGTCAGTATACTGGAGAACGTGTCGGTCATATCGGGTAAGGACAAAACGCACTGGATAAGCAAGATTCAAAGTAAAATAGAAAACTTTTTAAGCTAATGGAAGTCAAGGATCATATATTGTTTGACGGCTGTAAACCTGTTGCTTATCGGCCTACCCCAAATATCGGCGGCACACTGAATCCGGGGTACATCGTGATGCACTATGATGCTGCATCTAATGCAACCAGTGCTATCCACTGGATGATGAACAAAGAGAGTAAGGTGTCTGCACATCTACATATCAGTCGTGAGGGCGTGGTGACACAGTTGGCTCCGTTCAACCGGGTATGCTGGCATGCGGGCAAGTCCAGTTGGAAGGGTTTGACAGGCATGAACAGCTATTCGATAGGTATCGAATTGCAGAATAATGGCAAAGAGGCCTACACGGCCATTCAGCTGGAGGTTGCAAAATCGGTGTGCTTGACACTGGCGAAAACTTATCCGATAAAAGAGGTCGTGGGGCATTCGGACATCGCTCCGGGACGTAAGGTTGATCCGGGCGCACATTTTCCGATGGCTACGTTCAAACATCTAGTAAAGTGAAAAATATTGTTGTTTTCATATTGTTGTGTTG